GCCTGGGGTTAACGGTAATTAGCCGAGGATGGCAACTTTTGCAGCTTTCTGCGAGCGTTGCCAGACTGGGGTAACTTCCCGGTACTCTGACGGCCAATTACTGACCGCGGAGACTTTAACGCTGACGCTGAACAATCTATTATCGCTCAGCGCAAACTTACTTCCTTTAGCATTTAGCTTCACACCACGAATGTAACGGGAATCCCATTTATTCTTGGAGGTATGATTAACACGCAATTCATCCATTAACTTTCCAAAAAGGAAAGAGTCAGGGACGTAAGAACCAGCCAAAGCACTTTCTAAAGTGTGGCGTGGAAATCTACGTGATACTGATTTTAGGTTTAATCGAGAGAACTTATACATGCCAGAATCAACTGATGTAACTGGTTGATTTACATGTACATAGGTTCCGAATTCTTCATCAGACACTGGGCCATGCAACCCCCAAAGGGGCACTGGGATCCATTTGTGTATCTGCTTTAGAACTTCCGACTCTTCTATCTCCCAACGCATATTCAGCACTCGTTTTAAACGATTAAAATCGTTAAACAGTGTAGAAGCATGTTCGGGTATAGAAGTTAAAAATACTGGCCTAATTTGCTTCCCGTGGAACCAGTCCGCACCACAGCTTTCTCTGAAGGGGCCGTCAACAAACGACTTCTCCTCATTTAAGCTGAAACCGCAACTAGTCAGGGCAGTAATGGTTGCTTGTGATAACGCTGTAGGAACGATCAAATCGTCACCATACACTGCGCATTCATTCGCATCATACTCCCCATTAAACCGCATTTGGACTCCATAAACAATAGAGGCAAATATAACGGATTCCAACGCAAATGTATAACCGTTTCCCATGGAAGAAATCTTCTCATAAAGAGCTGACTTCCCCTTATACTCACCGTAAGGAGAGCGTAGGGCCATAAGGAGATCATACCAATCTTTGGGGAACAATAACTTCACTATCCTTGTGGAGATTGCATCAGATGCACCCTTTAAATCAAGAGTGGCATAAGTGCCTAGTAAAGACCCAAGACGGGCCAGCTCCTGATTCTTCGTTTGATCATCGAGGTCAATACCCCACCGTTTTAACTTTCGGCGGAAATAACCATCGATGCCCAATTGAAGATGTAAATTCATAGCTGGCTCAATTGCAATAGAACGCTCAGTAAGAGCATTCTTTGGGACAAAAGTAATACGATTTCCAGGGACAATCCAAAGTACCTGCTGCCAGAACATTCGTTGATCAATTATCTCCCAAGGCTTAATTCCATATGCCTTGCGATAACTGTCTTCTAATGCTCCGAGCCAACGTGGATCAGATTGAATTTGAAACCGCGCGTAAACGAAAGCATCTTGAGTACACGAATATGGCCAATTCTCATATTTCGAGAATTTGTTAATTAAGCCATCGTTGGTGTCAAGGTTGCTTCCGGGTCCATGACGTGACCATTCCGTCAAACTGTCGTCATCAGGCGGCGAAAAGCCCAATAACTTTTCTACAAAGGACTTCGCATATGTAAACACATCCGTTATCCATTCCTCTTTGGGTGAGACCAGGTTTCTATAACCTGTTTCATTAAACTCCTTGCATGCTTGCTCGCCTTGAATAAACTTCTTCATGGCAGCCTTCATGCGTTCTTCTTTATGGGAACCAAAGGTGAATTTTTTAAGTAGAGATATTACCTGATAGACAGCCCTCACATTTGCGAGCGGCCTATCTTTGAGATAATTACTCTGTATACCCCATTCCTCAGAGAGCTGTAAGTATCCTACGTGATCACGCTTTCGAATGATGGTAGAAACTATATCAATTTCTTCTCTAGTGAGGAGGTAATGTAGATCATCAATGAGTTTACCGAGCACCTTCCATGGATAGTTATATGGAAGGTTAATGTCTTTACAAATTTCATTTAAAGACGCTCGTTTCTTCTTGTTCTTCTTAACTTTCATAAGAATGACTCCGATGTGATTTTGTAATTAAAGAAAATTAGATTACAACACATAGGGTAACAATAGAAAGAATAAACCTTCACATGTCTTCCCTATAAGCGGCATACATGGTTCGATGGCTTCGAGTACCAGTACAAACGGTACGCAAAGCCACATTAAAAACGCATGTATGATACTAAAGAAACCTATAGCAAAATCCATAGGAATCTTTAAATCATGAGCGTATGATTCAACGCGTCCATGACATCATCGTCGTCCAAGAATGCAATAGCTTCCTGCCGTTTTCTAAGCACATCGGCTACTGCAGATCCTTTAGGGATCGAGAAGGAAATTTCAAGAATAATCGGGGCTGTGAGGTTTGCGACCCCATCAACACCGAGTACGACCACGTCTTCCGTGAATTTAATGGAAGATCGGCCAACTCCTCTGAAATTTCCAGCTTGTTTCGGAAACGTACGATAGATTGATGCTTCGTCTCGCATATCCAACGAGTGAGACTCGCTAATATACTTGGAAGAATTCAACCTTTCCTCAAAACGTGTAAATGTTTTGGTAAGGAAGTCCGCTCCGGTGTTAAAACTGTCGACAATCAATGAAATAATATTTGGTTGCATGGTTATGTTCTCCTGGTACGTTACGGGATTTTAGAACATCTTCTTGGACAGTGAGCGGATATTTCCACTCAATATACCCTGAAGAATAATCCCAAGGTCTAGAAGTTTAAGAGAATCCAGGTTCACGTCTAAACGTGGCCAGATATCTCTCCTTGGTGATGGGAAACGTTGTGTAGTAGTGGTTATCAATGTTTTGGTACCACTCCACGTAAATTCTCCATAAACTGCAGGAGGTGTACGAGGACTACAAGAAAGCAAAGTAACATCTTGCTTTAGCGTAGTTTTCACTGTTACCCATGAAGCTAGTTCATTGACACCTGCAACAGGTGACCATGAACTTACTATATCGGCGATATTAAAGAACCAGCCCGCAATAAAACTGAATGGAATTACTTCCAAGACGGTTTGCGGTAACTGATCGATCCCAATATTGTTAAAACTATCGGGCATAACATCACAGAGTACTCCGGCTCTAGCTTCAACTAAATATGCTGAGGTCCGTTGAAATTGACCATCAACACCTTCGGCTGAAAAATAACTGCTAGCAAGATCGCTAGTAACAACCCTGTCATCGGAGCCGCCCCTTACTGTTCGCCTGGTGTCTTTAAAATCGGCACCTACTGCTTTCAATGCGTTTTCTGCATCGATCATAAGAGGTCTAACTGCGTACCTGATTACCATGTACTTATCTCGGAGCTCCTCAAGTGATAATTCATTCTTGAGATATCTCCAATCTAAGCGCTTAGCTGCAAGTAATAGTTCTGCGAAACTAAACAAAATTTCGTAGATACTTTGCACAGTTTTCTTTCCCTCAGCTAAAGTCATCGATACTGCCCATTTGCAAAGAGACTCATTTGCATAGGCCATCGTTGTTGCCTTAGCTTTCACGGATTCTACCATATCGGTATAGTCCATTGGGTCGAGAGCAAGATAGTTGGGTGAATAATCCTCTATCGAGCGTTGCCCATGGAATCTTGCACCAACTACATCGCCATTACCTGCAACTAAGGATACAAATAAAAAATCCATAGCTGTAAGCGGGGCAGTGCAGTTGTAAGTCTTAATACTCAAAAACGGGTTGTTAAAGATCTCACCCTGAGATTGTCGACCTACAAAATTCGCGTCTACTACATCCTCGGTTAATTCTGTGCTACTCTCACCATCACTGGTGTGAGCCCTTAGATACCTGTAACTATAGGAATCTAAAGGTGCATACAGAAGTTTGTCCCAGAGCCAGTCTGACTCAATGTCAGGTGAATCTGTTGTGCGCACTCGCGTACGCGGACCGTAGATCGTCATTTAAACCTCCACATAGAAGCTTAATAACGGGTAAATACAATTACTCGCGCTTCAACGAATAACCGTATAACTCTTGCTAATCACCGTCTTTTGACCGTAATTAGCCGGAAGCATCCAAGTAAATCTTGGAAGGCATGGCTACAAGCCATTAGCGCACCCCTTTG